GGCCGGCGGCGAGGAACGAGGTGTCCATCGGATCAGGCTTTCAGCAGGCGAGCGGCGCCGGCGCGGGCCAACGTCGTGAGCGGCGAGGAGACGAAGAAGGCCGTTAGGATGAGTTGCTGAATCGGCACGTACTCGGTCGGCAGCGGCTCGATGGGCCAGTCGAGGGCGAAGGTCTTTGAGAGGCAGATCGCACCGAAGTGGACGGCCGGCGGGATGCCGATGCCGTAGATCAGCCCCTTGAAGGCTGGCGCGATCGCCGCCTTCGCTTGGTTGGCCGCAATCTCGGCCTGGACGACCTGCACTGCCACGTCGCGTTGGGTGTTCTGCCCGTTTTCCAGCCCCTTGAGGATCGGCCCGAGCACCGAGTTACCGAACACCTTGATCAGGCCGGAGCCGACGGCGCCGAGCGCCGAGCCGATCGGGTTCGAGAGCCAGCCGAGGAGGTTCATCGCGGCGGCTCCCGTGCCGGCAGGGTCGCGAGCTTCGTTGCGTAGGCGCGGGCTGCGAGCCGGGCGATCGCGAGGAAGGTCGCAACCTTCGCGCCCGGCAGCCACTCAGGCAGCAGCGGCGTGAGATCGACGCCGGGCATCGCGTCGAGAATGTCCGGCAGCGCCATGACGCCCGCGAGCAGGTAGACGCGCTTGCCTGAGGCCGCGCGCCAGCAGCGGCGCAGGCCGAGACGGGCCCGCGCGAGGAAGGGGCGGGGCGCCATGGTCAGCCTTTCCGGAACGAGGCGTGGATCAGGTCGTAGAGCCCGGCGAGACCGGAGCGGACCGCGCCGCCCGTGGCCTGGACCCCGGAACGAAGAAGCCCGCCGGTGGGGGCGGGCTTTGCGTTAAGCGGATCGGCGTTCGTGAGAGACAAACCAGCTTGTGTCTCGTCGGCTGAAGGCAAAGGCGGCGAGGCGGCCGGGATCACCGAGTGCCCGGCCGCGCGCAGCGCATCGACGAACTTCCCGCACTGGCCTGCGATCAGCTCGTCCTTATCGGTGCCGTTGATGATGCGCCGGGCTCCAACCGGATCGTACCGGCCGCCGCCAAAATAGTCGGCGAGCTTCTTCCCGGTGAACCAGCCCTCGGCCATTCCGACGAAGAGGATCGGCGCCGCCAGGTCGAGGCGCATCGCGAGCTTCGGGGTCTTCACCAGGTCCTCGCCGGCCCGCAGGAGGCCGAGCTGCCGCAGGCGCGTAGTCGCCTTGGCGTAGTTCGTCTCCCATGTGAGCTGCACGAAGCCGCGCCCCCAGAAGCCGGTCGGACCGTAGGAGCGCCCCTTGCCCCGACCGTATTCCTCGATCGGCTGCATGGTGCGCGCCGTCTCGTGAAAGGTGGTAGCCAGCGCGTAGCCGAGCGACGTGGTGCCGAGCAGCGAGGGCGCGGCGTCGAGGATCGCGTCCATGCCGGTGACCTGCGAGGACTTCAGGCGCCCGTCGAACAGGGATGCGCGCACGGACGCATAGAAGGCGGTGCGGTTCAGGCTCGCGGCCATCGTGGTCTCCAGGTTGTCGAGGGGCGGTAGGCGGCTGCGCGGCGGTGGCGCGGCTATCGAGCGGGTCGAGCGGCGGCGGACGGCCGGTACGTCCCGAACACCCGATCCCACGCAGTGGTGACGACGCCGAAGTTCACCTCGTCGCCGCGGTGGTGCATCGCGTGCCGGATCTTCAGGCCGTAGAGCGGGTGACCCGGCGCGATCCGCCAGTGGTGCACGACGTGGTGGACGGCGATGTAGGCGAGATACCCGAGCGCCAGCCCCGCCAGGATGCCCGCCGACAGGAACAGGAACAGAGCCCCGAAGACGAGCAGCGAGTGCCAGGAGGTGACGCCGGTCCGGCCCGAGGGCTTGGCGTGGTGCTCGTCGTGGCCCGCCTTGAACAGCGGCAGGCGGTGAAACAGCACGCGGTGGATCACGTACTCGGCGAGCGTCCATGCGGCGAGGCCGAGCAGGATGCCCGGCAGCGTGGCGCCGCCGAACAGGATCAGCGCCAGCGCGAGGGCCGGCATCGACACGAAGTCGGCATAGTAGGCGAGGCGGGACATCGGCGGTCCTGGCGCAAGAGGGTCAGAGCGGCTGAATCGCGACGCGGCAGGTGCTGCAGCCGATCGCACGAGCGGCGCCGCGGGCGAGGTCGATGGAGCGGCCGGCGATGAACGGGCCGCGGTCGTTGATGCGCACGACCACCGAGCGGCCGGTAGCGGTGTTGGTGACCCGTACCCGCGTGCCGAAGCGCAGGCTTCGGTGCGCGGCGGTGAGTGTGTTCTGGTCGAAGCGCTCGCCGTTGGCCGTCAGCCGACCGTGGAAGCCGGGCCCGTACCACGAAGCGATTTCGGCGCGAGCGGGCGTCACGTTGAGCACGAGGCAAGCGAGAGCGGCCCGCACCGCGAGGCGTTGCAGGAGCATGGCAGGTCCAGTCGGGGGGACAGGCCGGCTGGGCGGCGCCCCGTCAGGGCACCGCTTCGTAAGTCCCCGTCAGAAGGATGTCGGCGCCGGATACCGCAACGGTGGCTTGGTCGTAGGAAGAGACAACGGCAGACGCGCCTCCGCCCAGCGAGTATCCCTGGACCATCTTTCCGGTCGCACCATTCTCGCGGCCGGCAAGAACGGCAACCGCGTTGCTGTTCACCGGCGCCGGCAGACTCGCGAAGATTGGCCCCGTGCAGGATCCGAGCGCAGCGGCGTTAGGGATCTGCACACGCATCCGAACCGCGACTCGGTTGGCCTGCCGGTCATACCCGCCCGAAACCACAACGCCCGATCCCAGAGCACCGCCCCCGCACGAGATGTTTGGGGTATAAGAGAGCCAGGGCGTGAACTTGCCATTCACGACGTCTCGGTCGTCGCCATAGTTATCACGCCAGACGGAGCGGGTGGACTTGGTCGGGGCTGTGCCGAGGCGGTTGTTTTGCCAAAACCCCATCACGCCCTCATTCTCGACGGCGCTGCGGCCCGCGGTCGAGAGCAGCCAACTATCCCGCACGGTGTAGGGGCCGACGCCAGATGGACCGGGATTGGCGCAGATATCGCCTGTTCCCTCGCCCGACCCGTTGTTGCGCGCGCGCAGACCCGTAATCGTGACGTTTTGCACGCTGTTGGTGCCGCCCGCCATCTGAATACCGCACTGGCTCCATCCGTTGACGGTGGTGCTCGTGATGCGGATATCGACAGCGTTGCCGCCGATATTCAGTCCGATCTGGCCCGCCGCGGCACCATTCTTGGTCCCAAGCCAGTTGTCGGAAACGCCGATGTCGGCGATCGGTTTGCCTGTCGCGGTGCCGTCGAGGGTCAGAGCCGTGTCGTTCGCCTGATCGATCTGGTTGCCGCGCACGAAGCAGGACAGGCACGAACGGAGCACGACCCCTTTGCCGGCAGTCGGCAGGAAGTGGTTCCCCTCGATATAGACGCCTTCAACGGTGTAGCTGACCTTATCGTAAAGGACATTACCTGCCGATCCGAGCGAATAATTCCGCTCGACCCTAGTATTGACCCCGTTGTCGGCGCTCCAAACGTCCCATGCAGTCGAGTTCTGGAACCAGTTCTCTGAGACGCGCCATCCGTCACAGTTGGCGTTCTTCACACCGTTGGCGAACCCGAAGAAGTAGTTTTTCTCAATGACGGAGAAGTTGTTGGTGTTGCCCTGCCCGGTGGCGCAGGTCAGCGTCACGCCGTTCGTCGCGCGATTGCTCTCATTCGCGAGCGAGATGCCTTCCATCCGAAAGAAACGGCCGTTGGCAACGACCATGCTCTCCATCGCGACGCCGGGTTTGATGCAGGTGCCGGCGCCGCCGCCGTAGAGGACGGTCGGCAGGTAGCTCGCCGAGGCCGAGGTGACCGTGATGGGTGCGGAGAGCACGTAACAGTTCGGCCGGGCCGGCAGGTAGACACGCCCACCTCCGCGAGCGGCCGCCGTGTTCACGGCTGCCTGGATCGCCACGTCGTCGCGCGTGCCGGCATCGGCCGGGGCCTGCCCGTCGAGGGCGTTGATCGTGTCGAGGCGGGACTCCCCGGACTCCCGGCACCGCGACGACCACGGCGCGACCGTGCAGAGCTTGCTGGCATCACCGGTCGAGCCGGAGCCACGGATGATCACTCGATCAACGTTCGGCTGGTTCAGATCCGGGGACGGGTACTGCTGCTTGCGCGAGGCGTCCCATGCGGAGGCCGAGCTGTAGGACAGCAGCAGCCCGACGCACGCGGCGGCGATGGAAAGGTATCGGCGCATCGGAGTCTCTCAGTCCTGAGGAATGAAGGCGATCATGTTGCCGTTGAGCCAGGGCTCGCCCGGGCTCAGCCCGTCGGGCGACGTCGGCAGAGCTTCACGAATAAGGCTCAGCGTCAGGCGTCGGCCCTCGGGCGAGTCGATCGTGAAGCCCGGGTTGCTGGCATCGGTCCACGCCAGGAGGCCGCCGTTGCGCCAAGGAGCGTTGGGACCGATCCCGCGGGGGTCGGTCGGCAGCGAGAGCCACCACGCCCGCATCACTGCATCGAGGATGGCGGAAGTGATCGACCCGAAGCGTTCGCCGAACCAGATCCCGCGCGCGGCATCGTAGATGACGCGCTGCAGGAAGCCGGGCTGGAGGGCACCC